ATCAACATCTTTCTGCTGCCGTCCTGGCTGTTGACTGGGATGCGCTGCCAGTTGAGCGTGACCCATCGGTGGTTGAGCCTGTGTCATACGGCGCAGGTTCATGGTGGCAAGAGTACAAGACGCATACCAAGTATGACCCTGCCAATGACGAGCCAGACTACAGACGCGAGGATGCTATCGATGCCGTGCTTGATGCACAGTATGGGTACTACGATGGGCTGATGAGTATGATCGCTGAGTCTGTGTGGCCTGACGATACGGCGCTGGCGATCAAGCATATGAACGTCAAGGGTCTCAAACTTACGTCACTTGACTGGGCGCTTGAGTGTCTGGAGCATGGCGAGGATGTGGACTTGATACTTGATTCATTATTTGACGAACTACATTTCGCGTAGCAGCAGAATGGGGTCACGTTGACCCCTTTTTTTAAAACCAAGGAGAAGCAAATGAAAATCAAAACATCAGAACTAACAGGCGCAGCACTTAACTGGGCAGTGGCTTTGTGCGAGGGGTGGCAACCTGAGAGGGTGAGTGATGACCGGGGCGAGTATTGGTGGTTCTTCAAGGACTCTCGCGGTATGAACCCAAAGCACTACCACCCGTCATCACACTGGGGCATCGGTGGGGCAATCATTGAGCGCGAGGGTATTAGTCTGTATTTGTACGGCGATTCGGAATGGGACGCACACATAGGCGGCAAGGAATACCTCGCCACAACACCACTAGTCGCAGCCATGCGCTGCTACGTGGCAAGCAAACTGGGTGACGAGGTTGAGATACCGGAGGAGGTGACACTATGAACTACGACTTGAACACAGAAGAAGGCATGCTGAACTCTATTGCATGGACGATGCACACGCTAAACAGTATCAAGGACGGCGGTGCATGGGCTATACCACGCAGCGGCACTATCGTGCGCGTGTCACACAAGGACAAGGTAGCGTACATATCGAACGGCAATGAGCCGAGCGTGATGCGCGTACTGGAGGCGGCAGGGTGGACAGTTAAGAGAGAGGAGAAGCAAGATGCGATTGGAAGATAGCGAGATAGAGATGCTGCTTGCAGCAGTATGGGGTGCGGTCATTGGCACTGTCGTGGCCGTGTTGTTCTTTCTTTTTGTGGGGGTGTAAGATGACTGACCGAGAACTAATGAAGATGGCGCTGGATGCGTTGGAAAAAATTGAGATGGGTGGTGATCCTAGATGGGCGAGTGATGTTACGCCAGCACTCCATGCCCGACTAGCGCAGCCTGAACCGGAGCCGGTAGCGTGGATGTATGAGTACGGGACAGACCACGGCGATGCTGTTAATCAAATTTTCTGGCACAAGAATCTGCGGTTAGAAAAGCCTACAGGGCTGGTGCGTAATGTTGTCCCCCTCTACACCGCACCACCACAGCGCGAATGGCAAGGGCTGACGGATGAGGAGATCAAAGAAATCGTCGGTCCGTGGGGGGATCAGCCGATTAAGGGGTACACACGCAAGTTGTTTGACCAGATCGAAGCCAAACTAAAGGAGAAGAACACATGAAAGCATTTCCAAACGTATCAAACCAACAGGGCATGGACTTGCGCGATTACTTTGCAGCGAGAGCGATGCAGGTCTTTATGTGTGAGCGCAATGACCACGGGGAACACAGATGGGAGCCTGTGGATATTGCTGAGTTATCGTATGAGCTTGCAGATGCAATGATGAAAGAAAGGGGGAACAATCATGGATGACAATGACTGGGATGCTGATCTGCTTGTGACAATATTCTGCCTCGTGTGTCTCGTAGGCATATTGTTTTTTGTGTACATGGGTTTCTTGTAGACGAAGTACTTACTAACCTATTGACACCCTACCCGTAGTAATTTACCTTTAACTTTCCATTAACCCTATTCGGAGGGACTATGCACGACAAGACCTTAGACAAACTCGACAAGCCCAGAGTCACGCCTTATGACACGGGCAAGGTAAAGATCGGGGTGTACTACGAACCCCCGCGCCCAGAGCAAGACGAAGATGAACTCGCACTGCAAGATGCATTACTGGGTAATAAATGGAGACCCGCTGCTTCCGCTAAAACAAACTGGCAGATGATTGCCTTGGCCGTAGGGGGCGTCATCATTTACATCCTTGGTATGTCACTTATGTTGAGGTAATCATGTCCGACTTAGCCACTGCATTACAAACAGCACTAGCCAACAAAATCAAACAGGAGAAGCAAATGCACACCAACACAGACGAACTCAAAAACACAATCAACAACTGGGCAAAGGACGATCCGCGTGATGACGCAAGATCCCATCTACCGCAAGCGTTCAAGCCTACCAACAACGTCAGCCGTGAGACGTTCAACGCAGTGCGCGATAACCCGCGACTGCAATACAAAGACTTGATTCGCTTACTGGGTAACCGTGGCTTTAACACAGCGTCAATCGGTTCTCTGCTAACGCAGATGTACAACGCAGGGATGATTACCAAAGACGACAACGGGCGGTACACGGCGCTGCAACAAGAGTACACGCCGATCAAAGCCAGCAAGCGCGGCAAGCCAAAGAAGAAAGTTGCCACCCCCGCCATAAAGAAGAAAGAAGAGAAAGCAGGCATTGCCGCGCTGGATACGCAGGATGCTGTGCCGAAAAAGCTGGTGGTACTACACAAACGCACAGACCCAGCCCCTGCCCCCTTTGACCCAGAGCAACTACTATCAACACTTTCTTTTGCCCAAGTCATGGCACTTTACAAACGCATCAAGACCATGGTGGGAGAGGCATGATGCAGCCAGAAATAAACAAACAGCGCGTCTACGATGCCATGCTAATTAAAGGCTTCAGGAAAGATGTGAACATGGGGATGCTTAATTACTGGCTTAGACCGTACAATTTAAGCATCCCTGACCCTGAGCTTAAGCGTCAGCCACCGCCCTATAACATACGCATCCGCTTATTTGTTGGAGAGTATCTAAAACCTCTGGCAGATCGTTTGTGGGACACCGAACCAGCGCAGGACATAAAAACACTGGATTGGATGGCGGGATTGGACAGTCACAGATACCGTAAGGTAGACAGAGAACTCAACAAAGTCAGACGGCAAATAGCAATTGATGATGGGCGTACTGGTTTGCTGGCGCAGAACATTGCCCGAAAACGCGAAAGCAATCAGTGGCATATCACAAAAGCTAGAGGCGGCACAAGGAGATCGAAATGAGATTCTGGGTCTATGATGACGAGGGGGTATTGTTTCGCAAGTTCCATGACCGGCATGAGGCAGAGAAGTTCATGCAGCCGGGCTGGAAGCTCGTGACCAAGCCCAAAGAGAAGCAGCTTAAACCAACCGAAGAAACCCATGGGAGGGCATTGTGGTGAACATACGAAAAAAACCCACGCTCCAAGAACTGGCCGACTATCTCGATGACAACGCTCGAAGCGAGATGGATAACGAAGCCGCAGCGGCGCTGCGTAGGCTAACCAAGATCAGCAGGGTGGCGCATGAAATGATCTTGGCCAAGACCCACGAAGCCAGTAGGTCGGCGTACTGTGAAATGGTGGACTTGATGAAGGGGAAAGGGCATGACTGAAAAACTAGTCGTAGCTTTCTATATGTGCGTGGCGTTATTCTCAGTCTACTGGGGATACGCTGCGCTTTCTAAACCACCAAAGCTCCCCTGCGGGGTATCGGAGATCAGCCCAGACTTTGATAACGCGCAGCGGGAGCAGTGCCGCATCATAAGGGGCCGCAAGTTATGAAGTGTCCAGCATGTGACAGCACAAAAATCCACACGTATGACACAAGACGTATCGAGGACAGGGTGGTGCGAAAGCGTAAGTGCTTGGCTTGCGATGATCGGTTCTATACGCTTGAGCAGTACATGTCCGAAGATGAACTAGAAGAAATCCAACAACTAAGGAGGGGCAATGGCCGAAAAATTTTGCACAGCGTGTCAGATGACGCGGAGTGTGACGGGGGGAGTACTCAGAAAAACAGGCAAGATATCCCGATGGATATGCCTCAACTGCTTGGAGAGACGGAGCTTGAGTCCCTACGCGAGGGTAGAAATTAATGACGCCCGAAGCAAAGGTCAAAGCGAAAGTGCGGAAGCTGCTTGATGGGCTTCGCATCTACTACTTCTTCCCCGCTACGCACGGCTACGGTAGATCTGGGGTGCCTGACATAATCGGGTGCTTCATGGGGCTATTCGTGGCCATCGAGTGCAAGGCAGGAAAGGGGCAGTTGACAGGGCTGCAAGAGTTAGAACTAACCAAAATAAAAGCAGCGGGGGGTTTTACTTTCGTTGCCCGTGAAGACAACGTAGAAGAACTGAAAGGACTACTGACATGTCTGATCCAAGAGCTTTTGCCAAGCGACTAGAAGAGATGGGGGAAGACGAGAGAGAACACTTTCGTAATCTGATTGAAGCACTGGCAAAGTGTTACGGCAAAGATGCAGCACAGGGGGTGGTGATAATCTCGCTGCCCGACAGCCCGGTGCATGAAGTTATATCACTCAACGCAACCGACATGGAGACGCACAACTTAATCAAGTCAGTCGAAGATTACTTTGTGTTTGTAAACACAATGGATGCACCACCAAAAGAGCAGTTCAACTAAAACAAGGAGAAGCAAATGACAGAAGAATTTAACAAGTGGTGGAACTCTGATGAACTACTTGATGACAACCCATACGGACGAAACACCCCTGTTTACTGGGCATGGGAAGGATGGCAAGCAGGAGTGGACGCAGAGCGCGAGGCGTGTGCGAAGGTGTGTGATGGGTTAGCTGATAAACATACGTTTGAAGGCGGCTACGCAAACGAGTGCGCTATTGCTATCCGCGCAAGGGGGCAATCATGATCACACTAACCCG